AGTTTTCCCAACTGCTGGTGCAGCGGCGGGACGAGCCGCCGGACGCTCAAAAGGGATATCGTCTTCCTCCGTTTTGCGACCAGCACCCGACGGTTCAGACAGAACCTTATCCAAACGCTTCTTGAGTTCGTCATAGCTCTTGAACTTATCAGGAGCAACCAACTCGGCAAGTGAATACTCGCTTTTCCAGATAGCTTCCATGTTATCGTCATCGTCAGACAGCGGAGCAGACTCAGAGAACTCGCTCTTGTCATAGTTACGATAACCTTCGACCTTACGAATCTTGAGTTTGAAATCAGCTCCGTTCCACAAGTCGAAAGGATTCATGGGAGTTTCATCTTCGAACTGAGGATTCATTTTTTCGTTGATCTTATCGAAGATTTTCTTACCGAACTTATACAGGAACACCTTACCTTCGTTCTCAGGGTGAGCAGGATCCTTGACAACGTAGATATTGGCGATATAAGTCAAACGACGCTTACGCTGACGTACGATTTCCTTATCCTTGTCATTACCTGAGTTCCAAAGCTTGGAATTCATTTCAGATACAGGATCGGGTTGATTAAGAGTAGTAAGAGAGTTTTCGATATACCATCCGCCTGGACCCTGAAATCCATGATTCCAAAGACGAACCCATGGGAGTTCTTCGTTCTGGGGAGCAGGGAGGAAACGGATAACGGCATAACCGTTACCGACCTTATCAACTTCAGGTTGCCAGAAACGTTCGTCTTCGTTTGACGCAGTTTCCTTATTAGCAAGCTTGTTGATTTCTTTGGTCAAGCGCTCGAGAGAAGAAGTGCGCTGACGCTTTAGAGCAGAAAAAGATTCATTCATTGTATGTCTCCGTATTTGTTGTATGTGTGTATAACTTCTTATCCACGTTGATCATAATATAGTATTATATAGTCATTGTCAAGAAAGAAAAATGCTCTTCATGACTTTTTTTATCACTTCACGTTCAACGCGAACAAACGGCCTGTACTTAGATAGTTGACGATACACCTCAGGCCATATGATGGGATCGTCAATTAATGCGTTCCATTTCTCGAGCATATCGCCAGTGAATACGTCGAACGCAATAATAGTTTCTGCTTTGATTTTCCCACCCAGATACATTTTCATTAGAGCAGGATGCGTATCAACGCATGTCATGCACTGTTTCCAGTCGCCATTGTCTTTTATATATTCTAGGTCTTGCTTGAGATGATATGAGAAAGTTTCCATACGACCTTTCCAGGCATTGTAGACTTTCTCAGACTCAGGACCAGACATTTCACCGACCCAACGAACGCCAGCTTGTGAAATGAAATTCGCTACAAAGAAATCAGTCAGCTCGTTATCATCGTACTTGCGTTCGAGCTTGCGAAACAGAAACTGATCTTTGCGCTTTAAAAATGACTCATCAGATATCTTGCGAACTTTGCCGCCATACTTGATGAAGTCGTAGTCGCTAGTGAAATGGAGCTTGAGTGCTTGATACTTCTGGTAGGCTTTAATTCCTTCCAATGCGCCAACCTCTTTCCTGCATTCTGGTGATTCTATATGGTTTTACGAGCTCCATAACACCTGCCTGATTAGAACGAATTTCTTTCTTCATGATAGTATCATACACATCACGACTAATATAGAGCTTATCGTCCCAAGGCGTATACGAAACGCAGCAATGTACCATATCAAAATGCTCTACGAGCTTTTCTCTAGTGGGATATTTGGTCGTGATGAATTGCAGCTTAGTGATCGTATCGAACGCAGTATATTCTATACTATCATTATCCATATAGTTTGAGCTACCTTCCTTGATAATTTCGCTGGAAGGATTTTTGAACTTGATCTGCTCGATATGATGATGAACCATATTTTTGGTTTTATTATCGTTGAGAATAAACACGTCGATATCTTTTGGACTATCGCCATGGAATAGTGAAGTCCAACAACCACCAGCGATAACGATATTCTTGCTGTACATAAGCTCGCTAGGAATGTACATCCAATATTTCTGCTTGAGATTTTGCTTAGCAGTAGTGATAAGAGCTTGCTCGTAAGGACCAAACGCCTTATCACGAGCTAGAATTTCTTCATCATTCAACGGAACATAACCGACATGACCAGTAGAACTGATCATAGGCTTATATGTTGTTGGTATAGCTCCTGGATTAAACGGACTAGATCTGGTGATAGATCCGTTTGGATTTACAGTCCATTGATCCGTAGTGTTATCGGTTGTGTATATCATAGGTTTAGAATTCGCTGCTTCTCTTATGATATCGCCAAGTTTGTCAATAGGTACTGCCATGATATTACTGATAGCCTCTAAGATAACTTCGTGGGGATCTGCTGCGTCTTCAAGTGCATATCTAGTTATTCTTTGTGAATTTTTATTATCTTTATTCAAGATAGTCAAATCATCGGTCAAAGGACTAGTCATAAACACAATGTTGGGCAGGTTAAGACTTCGAATCCACTCACCAAGATCGCGCATAGTGGTGTAGTTGTTTTTTCCAGTAACGTATGTTATAGCCATCAGATTGGTAACCGTGATCCAGTGCGTTTTAGGAGATTAAGAGTAGTTGCTTCTGCTGCAAGCAACTTACGCATAGCGGGAGTCATTAGCTTGGAGACGTTTTCGAACTCTAAGCCAGTCTTTTCGCAGACATCAGTAATCGCTTCGAGGTAGCTCATGCCTTGTCCACCGATACGATTTTCGACCATTGAGATGAAGGTGTTCGCGCTCATCACGCTCGCGACTACTGTTTCTGTCACTTGTTATATCCCTCAGGCATGTGTGATAAACCGAACGCTTTGATTTCTTCGGGAGTACGATCGCAGCCACGACACTTATTGGTCATCGGGTCGATATCACACACATTGCAGCAAGGGGAAGTCGCTTTAGCTGCGACAGAAGCAAACGTGCTTAGATCAGGATAATTCAACGTAGCGATAAGCTTATATGGAGTTTTAGTTTCCGTCTTACCACCGACGCTCTTACGAACGATATCTTCGCTCAGAGGTTCGGGATAGTAGAGTTCTAATGCGACGCAATCATCGACGCAGTTGAACCAATGAAACTCGCCAGGAGAAACACTAGTAAAGTCACCTGCTCTGAGAGTAGTGACATCAGTGAGCTCGTAGTTATTTTTTCGTACATGGATTTCCAAAGTTCCTGAGATGACGTAGAATCCGTTCCATTTGTGCACATGCTTATGCTCCGAACACTTATAGCCAGCCTTGATATTGATCTTATGCAGTTCAACAAGTGGATTCTGTATGATTACGCTGGTGTCACCCCAGACTTTTCCGGTGATATTTCCCATGCCTTTTCCGCCTTTCTCATGCTCAATTTGTATTTAACAACGCTATCCAACTCTACTAAATCATATACTAATTTGTAGAAGTCGTCAAGATAAATCATGTTCGAACCATCAGAAGGCGCATTAGTTGGATCTTGATGCACTTCTAGGAACACAGCAGATACGCCAACAGCAACAGCAGCGCGAGCCATAAGAGGAACATACTTACGCTCACCCGCAGAGCTAGTCCCGTGCGCGCCTGGGAGCTGGACCGCATGCGTACAATCCATGATAACGCTGTTAGTATATTGTTTCATGATATCGAGTGAACGAAAGTCTACGACTAGATTATTGTAACCAAATGTTGTGCCGCGCTCCGTGAACATAAACTTATCACAACCAAACTTACGCAACTTCTCCGCAACATTGCGCATTTCCCACGGTGATAGGAACTGACCTTTCTTCACGTTGACTGGCTTACCTGATTCTGCAGCCGCAGCTAGAAGGTCAGTCTGACGGCAAAGGAACGCAGGAATCTGAATGATGTCAGCATTCGTAGCGCCACATTGCCAAGGTTCATGAACGTCCGTGAGAACTTGAATGCCCCTACCACGGACGGCCTCCATCCCGTAAAACGCCTCGTCGAAGCCGCCACCTCTATTACTATCCGCGGAACTTCGATTCGCCTTATCGAAAGAGGTCTTATAAATGAAATTAATCTCGCGACCAAAATCATCTCCAATACGCTTACAATCAGCCTTTAGATGTTCTGCCATCATAATAGCGTGTTCTGTAGTCTCGAACGCGCAAGGACCAGCAATGATACTTAGCGGCTTATCATTATGACAGTTCTCAAAGAAACTCATTTATATTTCCTAGTTAGTTTGAATACCAAAATCACCCTGATATCATCAGCTTGTATTGAGATTGCTTGCGGTTTGTGTGGTGTCTCAGAATCATATAGAACCATTCTTCCTGCTTTGTATGAAACAGAACCTATACAGTCAGTTTTATCTACGTTATAGAACGAGGTGCCACCATCCCATTCTATTTTCCAATTTGGATTAGTGTAATATAGTATGGTGATATCACCATCGTCACAATGCAAAGGACTTTCGTTGCCTAGAGATTGACAATTGATGTAAACATTCAGGCATTCATATTCGTCTGATAAAAATTTATTTAGCTTGAACCAAACATCCTCGATACGAGGATACTTAGATATGATGTTAAGATTACTTCGCACCGAAACTAAGTGACCACTCCAAAATTTCCAACTACTTTTTCCTTTAGCTGCAGCCCAAGTGCAAGGAATAGACAAACATTCTTGGTGAATAGCGTCTATTTCATTTTGAGTGAATTGGTTATCAATAATCTTAACCAAGTTCAATCCCACAGTGCGCGATAATATCTACCGAAAAGCTTAAACGCATCAGCCTTACGCTTATCGAACTTAGCATTCTCTTCGTGATACTTTTCCCATGACAAAACATTCTCTGGAGAATCATCAAACGCCATACTATCCATTATCTTACGAGTATAGGCAGTAGGACTTTGTGGTGCATCAGGGTCATCGGTTGCTTCTTGATAAAATGCCCAAATCATTTCGTCAAGAATCCAATCCCAACGAGCTTCATGTAGGCTATCCGTAGCTCCATAGTTTTCTTCTTCTTTTGTCAGTGGCGGCGCAGCTGCAGAACGTAAATGCTCAGGCACATCTTCATCGTCTACGAAAGGAGAACCATGCTTAGTTGCTTTCATCTGAACGAGCATAGGATGAATGATTAGCGATAGCGTATGATCCATTGACCACGTATCATAGTTGTCAATACGAATCTTAACCTTGCGCTTTTTATTCGACTCAACCCAATTGCAGAGATTGCAAAGCCAATCAAAGTCAGCAAGCCAGTCACCAAACTTATCGTGAGCTTTGTGGTCCCAACGGTCATGACGAGGATCATTATCAGCAAAGATACCGCGACGATCTATCCAAAAGAAAATCTTATCAGCGATCTGATAAGGACCAGTCCAGTTTCTGTAGGGACCTATATGAATTTTCATTTCTTACCTTCTAGAACATCCATTAGTCTGTAAGCAAGAACTGCGAGGTTATTAGCTTCGCGTTCCATGATATCGTAGTCTTCCGGCTTAGGGCTATCCCTAAATCCATATGGATCACCGATTTGGTTAGATACCTCGGTGATAATACGCAGCACATCACCCAATTCTGTTTCCAGCAGAGCGAGACGCTTTTCCATAGCTTCTATTTCTTCAAATAAATCTAGAGTTGCCATTACCAGTTCTCGTAATCTGTGATATCTTTCCAGCGACCTTCGCCTTCAGACGTTTCAATTTCTGCGCGAAGACAAAAACCAATACCAGTGCTGCCACCGATAAGAGTAATCTTGTGAGGCTGAGGATCCATATCCTTAATCCATTCGACCAAAGATTGAACTTCAGCAGGACTAATCATAAGTTGGTATTTACGTTCCACTTCCATCATTCACTCTCCCGCCATGCGATAATAAAAATACGCTGACTTCCGCAACTCTTATAAGGGGTATACCAATTCACATTTTTTGCAGTGCGTATATCACCATCAGAAAACATGACATCTACAAGACCGTCAGGAAGATAGGCGCACAAATCATGTCTATATGGTTTCCACATCATATATCTCCAAAGTTGGCTCGGGGTGATGGGCTCGAACCACCAACACGCAGATTCAAAGTCTGCAGTTCTACCAATTGAACTAACCCCGAATGATTACTTTCTGATA